ATGTATATTCCAGAAAAAGATCTGCTTTCTACTAAAGTAATAGTAGAGTTCACTCTTCCCAAGCTGCACAAGGGGAAGAAATGGTATGTCGACTTCTTTGCCTATGACCCGTCAATTGACGGCATGAGGAGAAAGAAGTACATGCTCGACAGATACCGTACACACAAGCTCCGTGAAGAGATGGCGTTCATCCTCATGCACAACCTGTTTGAAAAGCTGAAGTCCGGATGGAACCCGTGGACAAAGGCGAAAAAGACACGCTAGTACACGAAGTTCGATGTCGTGATAGAACGCTATGAGGAGTATATCGACATAGCTGAGAGCAAGAACATCCTGAAGACAAAGACTGCAATAGACTACCGCAGCAGGCTGAACCAGCTGAAGATTTTTCTGTCGGAAAGCGGGACACGTATAACATACATTTACCAATTCGACCGGATTTTCGTGGTGGATTTCCTCGATTATCTTATCCTGGACAAGGACGTGTCGGCGAAGACAAGGAACAATTACCGCACATGGCTCTCTACCTTCGCCACATGGCTCAAAGACAGACAATACCTGGACACGAATCCCGTGGAAGAGGTGCACATGATGAAGGAGTCGGAGAAGTTCCGCGAGCAGCTTACAGCCGCCGACCTGCGCAAGGTGAAGGAATGGACCTCCAGGTACAATCCTCCGTTCTACCTTGCCTGTCTGATGGAGTACTACACTCTAATCCGACCGGATGAGCTGCGCTACATAAAGATAGGCGACATAAGCATAAAGGAGCAGTCGGTGTATGTCTGCCCGGAGGTGTCGAAGAACAGGAAGGGACAGACCGTGGCCCTGAACGACTGCGTGCTGAAGGAGATGATCGAGCAGCATGTCTTCGACCATCCTTCGCATGAGTACCTCTTCGGCAAGAACCTGACACCGGGAGAGGAGCAGGTTTACGTGAACCGTTTCAGAGTGGAATGGAAGAAGATGAGGGACGCCTTGGGCTTTCCGCAGAGTTACCAGTTCTACAGTCTGAAGGATTCCGGAATCAGAGACCTTGCCAATGCTGAAGGAATAGTCGTGGCAAGAGACCAGGCACGCCACAGCGACATTTCGGTGACGAACAAATACCTGAAGCGCCCGAAACTCATCCACGAGGAGACCAAACACTATAAAGGGGAGCTATGATCGCTCACCGCTCCCCCATACTATAAAAACAAGAATATAACTAAAGTTTCTCGTAAAAATAACCCGTCTTCAGTCTGTCGATGCCTTCCGTCCCCACCTGCAGCTCCACCTTCTGGCAGATGAACCGCTTGTTGTGGAATGTGTATATCCTGGACGGGTCCGGGATTTCGTCGGTGACGAACTTGATGCAGAGGAGGTTGTTCTTGTCGATTTCCGTATCCGCAGAGAAGAACGGCGAGAGTTCAAGACTGAGGGAGCCTTTCTCCTCCAGGCCTATTGGCCAGCCATGCACCGGCCTCCAGTCGGTGTACGGCGTAGGATACCTGCACCAATAGGATTCGCCGTCTTCAGTTGATGAAGGGGCAAACGACGAAGCCATCTTGAGGTTCGCCACCTGCCGTCCCTGGAACATTATCTGCAGTTTGTCGTCCGCATCCTCCTCTGCCGTATCATCCTCTTCCCCGTCGATGGAATTCTGGACCGAGAGGAAGTATTCGCCGTCATCGTCCTGCGTATAGTCCTCCGCGGACGGTTCATGCGCGTTGACTGTCGAAGGAGTGTATGCCTTATAGTTTCCTATTTCGTCGGACGCATACATAAAGAACTTCTCATCGGCCGGCGCACCCTTCAGGAAGCAATACCTGTCAAGCCATCCGAACGCCACCGGCGATATATCCAGTTCCTCCGTCGAACTGCTGTCCATGTCCCTTATCAGCGGATTGAAGAATCCGCACATCACCACCTGTTCCGTCAAGTCGTCGGGCTTTGCCGCATTCGTAGCCTGCATTGCTGAGATATAGTAACAGCGTGAGGTCATTACCTTGAAGATTGTCGTCATACGCTCCTTCCTGGTCATCTTCTCCATCACATCATGCATCTCAGACGTGGTGGTGCACTCACGGACTTCGAACCTTTTCATCACGTCCTGCGGTATGACATCCTTCCATGACCGGTTCTCGCTTTCTGCCAGGGCGTACGCCACATTAGATGTTGCAATATTCTGCAGCCCGTCCTCGTCATATTCGCATGAGTACTCATCGAGGGCATCATAACACACGGTATCGTTATTGTACAGCTCGCCTGTACATCTAATCTCCACCGTCTTCTTCACCTCGTTGAAGATAAAGGAGGCATTGAAGAGTTTTCTCACCTCCTCTATGAACTTATACACCGTCCAATGAGGCAGAGCGTCAGCGATACGGCATGAACGCCGTGCGCTGGCAATGACAAGCCTGTTCCATGGATCCTTGTCGAGCCCGTTTGTCGTAATGGTGTAGCCCTCATATTCCAGAACCTTGCGCAGCACGTATAGCAGATACGGCTGTACTGCAGCATTCGTCATATAGGTATAAACCTTGTCAACCGGATAGGACATGCCGTTCACGGTAAGCTTCGCATACTGCAGACGGGTGATGAAATTCGACATGACGTTGTTCGTCTCGTCATAGATAGGATTGAACACGGCAATCCCATCTTCACCGATGAAGCAGCTCTTGCGGAGGTCAATCATCACGAACGACGGATTCTCAGACATGTCCACCGTCTGCATCCCCAACTTGGCATAACCCTCGGTATCGATGCCCCTGTTGAGACGGACTGCAGGGAACGGAATCTCATCGATGTAGTGATTCTCGAAGTTGGAGTTGTACTTGATGCGCGACTTGCCGCCGACGATCTGCAGCTTCACCACCGTATCGGATATGGAAATCACAGTACCCTTGCCGCTCATCACGAGCCTGTTGTCCACATACAAACGGCATTCCTCGAAGGCAGCCATCTTCTTCTTCACGTCGAAGCGGTGAATGTTATGGAAGAGCAGCTGGTTCTCGTGTATCGACATGGGGAACGAAATGTCGTAGGTGTACGAGCCTGAATCATTGATATACTGGTTCTCGTACGTCACCTTTATCCTGTCTGTAGTGGTGGGATACCCCACCTTCCCGTCAATAGTGCAATGTATCATAGCCTGTCTTTTATTTCCTTGAATTCATTTTGTTGAATGTATCATACTGATGAGCCACCCCGTCAGGACCGTCGATGGAGACCGATGCATGAATGCCTGCTGCGAGAATGGCCGAGAGGCGGTCTATCACGTCCCTTGCCTCGCCCATTGTGGCGGTCAGTTCGTCGCTGCTGCTGTTCACCGTAATGTTCGGTGCCGACACCACGGTAGCGTTCTGCCCCAATGCACGGCTCACGTCGGCTTCCGTCAGCCTGCCCACGGTATTGTTGCGCTGTGCCTGGTCGATAAGCTGCAGGGCAGGAAGGATCCGCGCATTGTTCACCGCCATGTGGTTTGCCACGAACTCCCCTTCGTGCACCACGCCAGCCTCACGCCTGTACCGCTTTCCTCCGGTAAAACCTCCCTCATAGTATCCTGTCGCCTCCTGCGTCTGGTGCTGCTTCTTGATGGTGGCAATCTGCAGGAGTCCGGCAGCCGTGGCTGTAGCCGCCGCTATAGGAGCGAGGAGATATCCCACAAACGGCACCTGGGCTGCAGAAGAATAAGCGTTAATTGCCGCCATGGCAGTGGAAGCCACTGCCTGAGCCAGCTCCATCACCATAGCGCGCTTGTTAGCCTTCTTCTTTGCAGCGGCAATCTCCTTGTCTCGCTGCTCCTCCAGTTTCTTTTTCTTCTTAGAGTTGCTGCCTGCAGCTTCAATCTGCTTGTCGTAGTTTGCCGTGATGCGTGCCACCTCAAGGTCGGAGCACGCCTGAGAGTACTGCGATGCAGCCGAAAGCATCTGGTTGACGCTATCGAACGCCTGCTGCATCACCGCCTGCCGTGCCTGCGCCTTCTGCTGTGCAATCTGCGTCATTTTGTCCTGGTAATCCTCGTATGTGATAAGCTGCTCGTCATACATCTTCTGGATAACGGCACGCTTACCTTCATACGAGTCTGTGGTCTCCAACTTATGGTTGAGCGTATCGAGGCGCGCCTTCTTCTTCTCCTCCTCCGTCTGCTTCAGGTCCTCCAGTTCCTGGTCGAGCAGCCACTTCTGTTCCTGCAGCTCGTCGCCGCCATACTCCCGAATTATCGCCAGGCGGTCCTGATGATATAGAATCTCCGCCTGCTTCAGCTTCTCGTTGTATTCCTCTTCAGTAATCTGCCCGCTTGTGCGCTGTCGTATGAGAGCCATCTGCTCCTCGTCGTAGGAGCGCAGACGAGCATCAAGCGACTCCTTCATGTGTTGCTCGTCGAGATCTGCAAGCCTCTTGGCTTCCGCCATCGATGCGTCCACCATAGCCTGCTGTGTGGCTGTGGAGTCCTTGCCGTATTTGGTCTGCAGGGCGAAGAGCTGCGCATAGTAGTCCTGCTTCTGCTTGTATGACTCCGCGTCGAACTGCTCTTCGGTAATCTTCCTGCCCTGTAGCTGCTGCGAAAGAGCAAGCTGCTCTTCATCGAGATGCTTCTTCAGAGCCTCGCTCTCCTTCTTGTACTTCTCCTCGTTAGGGTCAGTCTTGCTGCCGCCCTTGCCGCCCTTGCCTCCGGTTGCAGCGGAGCCGGACCCGGCTCCTGTTCCTGCGGATCCAGGAGTAGAGGTGGCGGTATTGCCGAGCACGACCTTATTGTACGCCTTGCTGAGGTTCGAGTCCTTGCTGAGCAGGCTGTCGAGGTATTTGTTTTCCCTGTCCTTAATCTTCAGTTCGCTGTCATAAGTGGCAATACGTTTCCTGTGTATTTCCTCCTGCTTTTTGTTTGATATAAGGTAACCGTTGGTTTCCTGGTTATCCTTCATGTTCGTGGAATATGCCGACATGGAAGGCGTTTTCCTTGAACGGTATTTCTGCGGATGCGCCTGCCGCTCCGCAAACACAGCCTTCAGCGACCCCTGCGCCTTGCTCTTGCTGAATTCCAGCGAGAGCTTCTGCTTGTTAATCTCCACCTTGCGCGAGTATATTGCCTGTGCCAAAGCCGCCCGGTCGAGTTCGGCGATAAAGTCCTTTATTGCCTTGGTGTTCTCATTATAGAGCTGCCCTTCCCTCGATATGGATGCATGGTAATCCGGAATTATCTCCTGCAGCTTTTCCACGGCTTTCCGTCGCTCCCCCACGGTGTAGACGTTGGAACGGATAATTTTAGTGAGCTGTTCAATCTTCACCTTCTCGTCATACGTCTTCTCGGCAGCCTCCTTGCTGAGCGATGCCTGCAGCTTCTTCACGGCATTAGCCTCCTTCACGCTCTGCAGGTTGTCGTGCATGGCTTTCCTGTGTGCGCTCCATGCCTTCACGGCATAGTATACCGCCACGCCCACACCGGTAAGCACCGTGGCGAGAGCCGTCCACGGATTTGTCAGGCTTGCTATCTTGGCCGCCCTCATCACGGCGGTATATCCGGCAACACCCTTCGTGAGCAGTGCCCATACCGCGTGCAGGGCAACGAGAGCGTTCCTCATCAACAGCTGCGTGGCTGTGAAAGCCTTGTCGGTGGCTTCCGCTATCTTTGTAGCCGCCGTGAGCGCTTTGCGCTTGATGATGGCTACTGAGAGCACGCCGTTGTAGAAGAGCAATGCCGTGGTGACGGCTGCTATTGCTGCGATGTGCTTAGGGATGAACATGGTGAGTTCGTACAGCACCTTCACTCCGAGCGACGTGGTGGATATGGTGTAGCGCGCCACGGGGAGTAGTTTCTCGCCGAGGTCGACGCAGATGTCGTTGAAAGCCTTCTTCGCCTTGTCGAGTTCCGCCTGCACGGTCTGGTTCTGCACGTTGAACTCGTCAACTACGCTCGTTCCCTCCTTGTATGACTGAGCTGCGGTCTGTTGTGCCGCCCTCACCTGGTCCAGGTGTGAAGCCACGGCAGATAGCACGCCCACGGCACGCGTTCCCTCCAGTCCCATTTCGGAGAACATGGGTGCGAGAGCATCGAAGCCACCCTTGTTGGACATGGTCTGAAGGAAGGCGAGCAAGGCTTCGTTGGCATCTGTATTGAGCAGCTTGGTGAACTTCTCCACCTCCATTCCGGCAAGCTTTGCGAACTTCTGCGGATTCTGGAACATCTTGGTGATGAGCTGTGAGAACACGGTAGCGGAAGTGGCTTCCTCCTGCATGTTCTGGTCGAGAGCCGACGCGAGACCCATAATCTCCGACTGTGCCATATTCGCCTGGCTTGCCACTCCGGAGAGGTCGGCTGTGAAGTCAACGATATATCCGGCATTTGCCGAGGAGCTCTGCGCAAGGTCGTTGACGGCAGAACCCGTGGCGAGCATGGCACCACGCAGTCCCAAGCGGTCGCTCTCTCCGAACATGGTGGCGAGCTTGCCTATCTTGTCTACGGCCCCCTGCCCGAGGTCGTCGCCGAGTGCCACGTTTATCTTGTCGGCGGCATCCACGAACTCCTCAATCTTCTCCTTGCCCTGTATGCCCAAGCGCCCTGCAGCTCCTGCAAGCTGGTTCAGCTCGGTGCGAGAAGTGCGGGTATCAAGCTTCTTGAAGTCCTCGTTCATCTCCTCCACCTGTCCGATGGTCTGCCCCGTGTACTTCGTCACGTTGTACATCTCCTGGTTCATCTCGGCGTAATCCTCGGTACACTTGCGTATGGTGAACGACAGTCCGGAGAGCGCCGCTATACCCTGCGTGATGGCTCCGAAGTTCACGTTGAAAACGTCCACCATCCTGCTCCATGCGCTCTTCTGCTCTTTCTGCTCGTCGTTGATGGCGGCAATCTGCGTCTTCAGCTGCTTTGCGCTTTTGGTCAGCTTTTCATATTCCTCCGTACCCTGCTTAGTGCCTCGCAGCTGTTCGTTGACGAGCTTCAGCGAGTAATCGAGGTCGCGCATGGTGGAGCCGCTGATGTTCTTCAGCGTGCGATCTATCAGTTCGTTTTCGCGCTGCAGGTCAGAAGACTTTGCCGTGGCTTGCTGTATCTCCTGGTTATACCTGTCGATAGTGGTGTTGGCGGCCTTCTGGCTGGCGTTGATTTCGTCGATGCGCTGTCTGACAGTGGCGAGCTGTGCCGCCTTCAGGTTGTATTCGTCAGACTGTGGGTTCATCCCTGCCAATTGACTCTGCAAGGTGCCGGATGCTCCTGTAAGGTCGTTGAGAGAAGCGGTCTTGAGATTATTCATCACATTCTCAAAACTTTTCACCCTCCTTTCGCTCAATTCCACGGCATGCGAGAACTCATCCACACGCTGTTTGCACTCCTCCCACCGAGCCTGAAGTTTTACATAGTCTTCAGGATCCGTAGTCTTTTCCATTTCCTGCTTCAGCGCACGCATGGCTTTCTTCACGTCCTTGACAGACGATGAAGAAAGGTCCTCTATTGTCTTGACAGTATTGGAAACGTTGGTCTCGTAAGAGCGCAGTTCGGCGCGTGCGGCCTTCAGGTCCTTGTTGAGGTCCTTGACGAAGCTGCTGTCGGCCTTAGACTGTATCGCCTTGTCCCGGGCGGCCTTGAGGTCGTCCACTTTCTTCCTCAACTGCTCCAGGTTGTTCTTCGCCTCCTGCGAGTTGAGTCTTATGATGGTTTCAAAAGTCTGGGTTGTTGCCATAAAAAAAAATAGTGCTACCTTTGGTTATTACTTGCCAAAAGTAGCACTTATATATATGGTGGGAAAATACGTGGAATCAGTTCAGTTTTCAGTTTCTTTCATCATCTTCTCGAACTCGTCACGACGGGTTCTTTCCTCCTCCCAAAACGCCTTCATGTCCTCGCCTCCGGCTTTTGCTTCATCGTATCTCGAGTCGGAATCTCTGAGGAATTGTCTGTACTTGTTCCATTTCTCCGGATCCGTCTTTTTCCATTTTGCATATTCCCGATGTCTCCTCTTCACCTTTTTCTGCCTTTTGCGGTCGTATGCGAAAAGAGGCTTGGCGGTTTTTTCCGCAGTCCGCGAAGTCTTGACACAGCGTACGGAAGGCGAAGACGAAGCCTTGCCGGTGCCTTTAAATGCCTCGCATATAAATACGCCAATCCAAACCATCAATGATAATATGCAGAAAGTCTCGATCATATCCTTGTCCTCCGTTTTTTTGTTTTGTCCGTTACAAATTTAGCGATTATATTTTACATCTACAAGAAAAAAGAATAAAGAAAAGGCGTGCTATTTTCACAAACTGCACGCCCGAACAATGTAAAAAAAAATGTATGAGTTTAAAAATGTAATCATCTATGCTGTTTACGGTGGCTAAACATGCTGTTTACGGTGTGCAAACCGCATCATTGCTGTCAGCAATCCACCTGCAGCGGCGACATGTCTCGCCAGATTGCCCAGCGCAGCTTTCCGTCTTCCGTTGTCACGAATCCGTATCCGTGTGCCTCCATGTAGTCGTAGACAAACGACGTGCAGATGGTGTCTTCCATCTCCATGAGGTCGTCGCAGATTTCCGTGGTGGTCTTCGGCTCCGGCACGAGGTCGTCGCCCTGCAGGTTCTTTCCCGGTAATGGGCTGCGCGTCTGGCAGTAGGCGTCGAGCAGCTTTGCCAGCATCTCGTCCTCGCTGCATTCAAGAGTTTCCTTCCAACGCTCTATCCTTTCCCTGTCCTGTGGTGTCAGTTCGTGGTAATTCATAGTGTGCCTCCTTTCTCTGCTGTTTCGTTTTCCTTCATTTCGCTCTTGTTGAGTCTGCGCACCGTCCATGCGGCGCAGGCTGCTGAGAGGAGCGACGCCACGGGAGCGGCTTCCACTGCCGCCACGCCCACGAAGAAGCATACGGTGATGAGGTTGACGCGCAGCACGGTGCGGCGTGTCACCGTGAAGTCGGCTATGCGCGAATAGAACTCCGACTTGCGGTCGAGCCAACGGCTGATGGCCGCCAGATGGTTGATTACTGTGCTCTTTACGTCGGCGAAAGCCAGTTCCGCCCCCGTGCGCTGAGCTTCCTGCGCCTGGATTGCTGATGTCTGTTGCATATTGCATCGTTCTTAACCATTCCCGGATCCGCCGGGCCGGAGATACAGAAAAGCGGCTGCACATCCCGTTGGTTAAGAACGATGGCTTACCCCGAAGAGCAAATCAAAATTCACGGAATGGCAACCGCCATGTATGTTCGATTATGGGCATAAAAAAAGCCCATGCAATCAGTGCTGAGCAATAACCGCTGCTCTGCCGGGATAGTCTACTATCGTTCTTAACCGCTGCAAAGATACGCATAAGTTTTTTTTTGCGCAAGGAAAATGGGGGGAAAGTTGTGGTTTTGGTGTAAAATTCTGACGGGAAGGGCGGATGGAGGGGCGGATGTTTTGCCATTTGCCGTTTTTGGACTATATTTGCGATGGATTTAAAAAAAAGGATGCGATATGACAGAAAGGGAATTTCATGAATTGAGGAACATGCTGTCCTCCGTAGAGAGAAGGACAACATGGAACACGATAAGCGTGTGGGCGATAATCTTCGCTCTCGGTCTTGTTTTTACCATCCTGTGGAAATCAGGTATGTTATAAAAGATCCTATAGCCGCTCCCACGCTGAGAGCCGATGCTACAATGGCCATTATTTCCTTTATTGTAAGGAGCCGTTCTCTTCTTTTCTCTGCTTTGTGGAAACGTCTCATGCTGATTCTTGCAGCTTTGTCTCCCTGTCTGGTAAGTTTGATGAATCTGCCTTCATATTTGATGAAGCCGTCATCCTGCAGCTTCATCAAGGTAATGTCAGTTGTTTCCGAGTAGTCGTATCTTTCGTACAGTTCTCCGACAAGCGAATTTCTGTCTGTCACTCCACCGGTGTTATATATGTCGGCCAGTATGCTGTCAGCCATTTGGTATTGTTCTTCCGTGTACATAGTCAAGGTATGGAAAAGCCCCGAGAAAATTCCTCAGGGCTGGTGTGATAAAAAGGATGCCCGACTCTGTCAAGCCAAGCGAAGCGACGCTATGCGGTCGCCTATTTCCTGCAGTGCGTTGTTGAACGTGGACTTCTGCTCGTCATTGAGAGTGTAAACGTGTCCTCTGACAGGAGTGCCGTTCAATCTTTGCGAGAGCCATGCTGCCGACTTGCCGAAGTATCGTTTAGCAATGTATGACAATGGCAACAGTCCGTATGACTCGCTGTCTATCTTATGCCGCAACACCGCCATGTCGGAATCTATTCTTGCCAGATTGTCCTTTACGAACTCCCTTGCCTGTTCTTGAGTCCCTGCCGTGGCTGATTTCTTCAGCAGTTCCGCTATCTCTTCTTTTCTTGCCACGCTTGCGGCATCGTCAAGCCCCATGAGCGACCTGTATTCCGCAAGTAGTTTCTTAGTATCTTCCATATGTCCTCTTTGTTTTATGTTTAAAGGAACTCCCTGTACAGGGAGCCCTTTTGAAATCTGTCATTGTCTTTTCTTGTACAGCTTGCTCAAATCTTCAAGCCTCATGTCAATCTGTTTTTCAAGGTCTTCACCGACGAGGTCTTTCAACCGGAGCAAGTCCTTGATTTCCGTCTCCTTTCGTTTGATTTCCTTTTTAATTCTTCATTCATTCGCTTTGTTTTTTTTTAAGTTAGACATCCTTTTCTTAATCACGATGCAAAGGTACATAAATTTTTTGTTATGTGCAAGTAAAACATAATATTTCTTTTATGTATTATATAATAAAAAAAGCATCACGCTTCACAGCGCAATGCCCAAGACTTAAAAAATTTGAAAAATAATATATGAAAAACTAATCCGTATTGATGTACTGCTTGTATCTCAGCGTGGAGTGCGGATTGTGGTTCACCATCTTGATGTGATACCCTTTCGTGCCCCATCGCCAGAAGAGGAAGCGGTGCTTGTACTCACGGATGACGACAGTAGTGATGGAGTCGCGTACGGAATAATGAAGCACCGAATCGGACGCAGAGAAGCGGAAGTCCACCCATTTGTCATGGTAGGAGAATTCCGACGGCTGCGCTCCATGGGCGAGCAAAACAGAATCCGGCGGCTGTAACTTCACGCTGTCGCACACCTCATTTGCCGTGATGTCCACGGCAGCCACCTGTGAGGACTTCACATTGATGTCCTTCAGCAGGGACTTGGACGGCAGAAGCTTCTTGACTTTACTCCTGGACACCGTGGCGACCGGAGCAGAATAGACCCTCGATGAGTCGTCAAGCACATCGAGGAGTACAGGCTGCGCTATCATGCCATCGATGGCGGCATTGATTTCCTCCAATTTCCGTTTTTGCCTACGCTCTTCACATTCTGCAAGAATCGACGCTGCCGCTATCACGGCCAGGAAAAGCAGACAGGTGATGAACCAGCTCTGGCATCTAACCCATTTGATGAAATCATTCATAAGCTACAGATCTTTATATTCATCCTCGGCATTGAAACACGGACACGCCTTCTTCCATCTCTCCGGATGGTCTTCACCCCAGATGCTGCGGTGTCCCATGATATGAGCTTCAGGATATTTAAAATGAAGCTTGGCGAGCAGTTCCCGGAGAGCAGCCTTCTGTTCCTGAGTACGGTTGTCGACAGGAACGATCTTTCGGTTCTCCTTTCTGATACCCCCGATATATGCAACATTAATAGATGTGGCATTGAAGCCCTTTACGCCATTGCTGACAAGCTTCTCGTCGAGCAACTGCGTTACGGTGCCGTCGGGCGACACGAGGTAATGATACCCAGGATAGCGCCATCCCTTCTGTCGGAACTCAGCAAGGATGCCGCTCACTGTAGTCTTCTGTGACGAAGCCGTGCAGTGGACAAAGATTCTTTCGATTTTTCTCATTGTATATCACTTTTTGTTTTTAAGTTAAGATATTCTCGCAGTCCAGGAATGCGCTCAATGAACTTGCACCGCAGGAAGTAATAGAGGAACGCCACGACCTGCCACGGCGTAGTGCCAGGCCGGAAGATCTTCTTCAGGTTCTTGAGCACGTTGAGCGTATAGAAATATACTATCACGTAAGTAATGAAGCTGACGCACTGCAGAGCGCCCTGCGTCTGCTCCTTCATCTTTCCTATCGTGAAGATGGCGCAACAGAGCACGAAGAACACCGTGGCTTCCGCTCCGCATCGGAGAGCCTTCTTGATGTTGAAGTCCTCATGATCAGCAATCATCCCCGAAAGATACCCGAAAAAGAAGTTGAGGAAGAACACCACGACGAGCGAGTCGAGTTCCCCCTCGATAGGTCTGAGGAAAGCCAT